GTTTTTTGTCCACTTATCTCCTTGCAAGTCACCGAAATAGTAATGGATTGCAGGATTTTCGTATATATGAGTTGATATCCAGTTAAGGTTATCAATAGCCTGGTCTTGTGCCTCGCCAACCCAAGCGATAAATTCTGGGCTATCTTTTTGCGCAAATAAAAACCTGTGCAAAACAGCGCATGCTGCTAAGGTTGACTTTGCGTGGTCACGAGGCATAACAAGGGCCAATTGTTGTATATTCCTATTAAGGAGCAGTCTGCCTACTTGTTCATGAAATGGTGGTGTTGCGGATGCTAAAAAGTCTTGTGGGGAGAATAGTTTACCGAATACTATCAGGTCTTTAAAGGCCATCTCAAGAATTTTTTCATTTTGTGAGATATTGCCATTTAGGTTTAAATTAGCCATTTAACAGTTCCATTTTTTTAATGAAAGCGATAATCTGTCCTTACCTGTGTTATTACTAGGTTTTTGACGTTTTCTCATACCTTTCATTCTAGCGCAAAATGACTTTCTACGTTTTGCAGCTTTACTTCCTTTTTTAAGTTTTGATGGTTTTGTTGTTACAGCAGTTTTTAGTTCTGAGCCTGGATTTTCTCTTCTATACGATTCAACGCCTTTTTGATTTAACCCACCTTCTGGATTTTTACCTTCTTTACGTTGCCATGCAGCAGTCTTGCCGCCTTCTTTAAATTTTGCTCTACTTCTTGCGTCTTTTACAGGTATCTCCGATATCCATTTATCCATGACTCATCTCTCTTTCATTATTAATTGCGTGATAGGAGTCTATCTAATAGATTTGCTCCATGTTTAGTCATTTTTACATAATTAGGAATATTTCTTAAACTTCCCAATCCGCTCATACCGCCACTTAATCCCATAACCATTGGTAAAATTTTTTCTTTATACGGAATATTTTCTGTGTCTATTTTTACAGCATTATCATTTCTGGTTTCCCATTTATGTTGTATTTTGTCAATAGCATCATGAGCTTTAGGAGCAACCTGTTTAGCAAATTGTTCAATATATGGGGATAATAGTTGTGTTATTAAATTTGGATTTTTCATTATTTTTTATCAGGAAAATTTTCTTCCATTAATGGTCCAACTAAAGGCATAAATTTATCAACTCTTCGTTTTGTAGCATCATCTGGCTTAGTATGATGAAGCATATAATAAGCATCTTGCATTGCTCGTCTATTTCCACCAAATGCATCTACTAATAAATCATCTACAAGTCCTTTGCCACTACCTTTTATTGGCCCTGGTAAATCCATGCTTTGTGCAAATAAATTTGATAGTGTTAGTACATCTGCTTCGTCATCTGTCCACTGCTGCGGATTATCAGGAATTAAATTTATAATACCTTTGTCAAGGCCCATATTAATTGCTCTTGTTTTTGCGGTTTCTACAGATTTATCAGTAAATTGATATACCCCTTTAGCCGATGTATCATCAGGTGAAACCATTAATCTATTATCAGATTCTATTCTTCTTATTAAATCTAAAAAATTATCTCTACCAGATGTTGTACCTACTTCTAATAATAAATTTTCAAATAAACTTTTAGCTTTTGGTGTTTGCATTATTTATAAACTTTCCCTAAATAAACAACCCTGGACACATAAGGGAGATTAGTATGTGAAGATATAGAGGGGATATGCGCTATACTCATAGAAACTGTACCCAAGGTTGCTTTTTTAATTTTTTTGCTATTCATGCTCTTCCTACCTCAATATTCTTGGGGTTAATATACACTAAATTATTGTCTAAATCAAATCTAGAAGAACAATGAGGACACATCCATCCCTCAATTGTATAATCATCGTCAGCTAATAAACCAACTCTTTGTGTTGTATAATTGTCAAAATATAAATTTTCATCACAAACAGGGCATAAGTCCTTATTTGTCTTTTTCGTCTGCGTGCGCAATGACATTGGTTTCTTTTCCATTCTGTAATGCCTCCAATTGTTGTGGTGTAAATCCCTGAAATACGGTTAATTGCTCTTGTTTTGTCTCTGTATCAAATAATCCTGCTATTTTTGATAAAGATTCTAAAGAACGCAGCCTATCTGTGTCCCTATCCGACAAATCAGCAATATCTCGGTATTTACCTATTATCCACTCAGGCGTTACTCCTTCATCTTGCAATATTTTCTTAATTTCTTCCTTTACCATTGTCCTTATCTCCTCTTTTTGTAGTAAAACGTTTGATTTAGTCTTAATGTAGTCTTTATTCACCGCTTTTGGATAAGCTTTCCTATAAGCAGAGATTGCGTCTTCCCCTGATGCAACGTATCTAGCAAATAAAAACTCTCGATTGTTTAATTTTCTATCTTTTGCACGTGAATACGTGGCTTTATAGTTACCTGAAAAGGTATAAATGTTTTCAACAACACCGTTATCGCCCAATATGGTGTGACTCTTTTGTTCACAGATAAAAGACCCGCAAACTGTCCTAATCATTGTGCGTGGCGTTTTGTAGCCAGGGTGGTTCACTTGGCTTTTTTTAAGTATTTGACAGATATATCTATCGTCAGTGTACACCCAGTCACCCTCATTGCCGTCACGCCAGCTATCAACAACCACATCGTCATTTCCGAATGCTTTATACTCATTCAAATCGTCAAACAGATAATGTGGCACGCCTTTTATGTTTTTGAAATCCATACCAAAATATACAAAATTTTTACAAAAATTAAAAATACTTGCATAATTCATATATTTGATTATATTTATATATTATAGAGATATATAATAGAGATACTATAGAGATATCTCTAGAGAAAAGAAAAATTAATAATAAAAAGAAAAAGGAATACTTAAGGGGTAATTTTGAAAAATAGCCTTAGAATGTGTGTGAGTGTTTTTTTATGTGACGCCCCCCGTTGAATTGCCCGTTGGGGTTGATTATTAGGTTGAAAACTTGCATATTATAATATTTATATTTAATGTTAATTTTTTTATGAATCATTTTATTAATTATAGAATAAAGAATTACTACAAATAAAAACGGGGTCTAATACGACCCCGCCCTTACTTACTGTTATATGTTATTATTATTTATTTATCATCAACGGCGCAAGCGTCAACAAATTTATTACCATCAAACAAACTATTATCTTTGCTAAACTCATTCATTAAATCAGATATTAAAGTTATCTTGTTAATAGTTGAGTGTGGCAACATCTTATTATCGTTTATAATAGTATTATCTTTTATTACTCTTGCTAACATTCTATAGTATTTTCTACTTAACATTATTTATCCCCTTTATTATTTAAGTTAATATTATTTATTTTACATACAAACGGACTAAAACAACCCTCAAAATATTTAATTTCATAATAATTATTATTATATTTAAACGACCAAAAATTAACGCCAAAATTATAATCATTAATATATTTATGTATTTTATCCCATTCTATAATAAAGCCACGTCTAACAAGTGCATTTAATACCCGCCCATCTGTTACTATTTCGTAATTATCTGGATAATTTACGTGACTATGTTGCATTATTATATTCATTTTAAAACCTCCAATTTATAATATTCGATTGCTTTTATTATTCTGTCAATATCAGCTTTTAATTGATAGTTTTTTGCTTCTAACTCATCAATTCTATTATTTAATTTACTTGTTATTTCTGTCTCTTGGTCAATATCTGGAATATCTTTTGTAAATGCAATGTTTCCAGATTTTAACAAATCAAATACATTATTTATTTGTTTTTCTAATAAGTCAACCTTATTATTTAATGTTTTATTATCCACTTTACAACCTCCATTTATTTAATTTACATAACTTACACTACATAATTTAATATAAGTTCCCATATATTTTTATATATTTTATATTATTTTATATTGTTTATATTGTTTAATATGTATTATATTTGATTAGCCAACAACGGCACAATAGAAACGGAGAATAGAAAAATGGAAGAGAAAAAAACGTATTATAAAGAGGACTTAATAGAGGGAGCAATAGAAGACCTTCAAGACAGAATAGAGTGGTGCGAGAAAGAAGAAGAGAGATATGACGAAGACGATTTAATTTCAGAGGTAGCCGACAACAACATACCAGTTTACACATACGATTTACTACAATATGCAAGTAACAATTTTGACTTAATTTATAAAAATGATTTATGCTCAGAAGACGCCGATTGCATACAAATAATACAAGCAAATATATACGAATTACTTACAGAAGAATTATACGATTACATTAATACAAAACAAGGAGAATAAAATGGTACAAGTAACAATGAATGAAGATTGTCAATTTTTAAAAGACATAGAAAAAAATAGTTTAGATACTAATTTCATGGGTACAAACAAAGGGCTATATAATTTAATGATTGCAAGAGGTCAAGTTAAGTTATTTAGCAAAGGCATAAAACCTACGCAAAAATGGACATTAAAGAGCGTAAAAAATTATTTTGGTATCAAGGGTAATACACAAAGTATTTTAGACCAATTAAATACATTAAATCAAATAATAAAGGAGGGCTAAGAAATGTATAAAGTAGACATAGATAGATTAGTAAGGTGGGCAGTTGATAGTGATTTGGAGAAATTTGCAGAAGACGCATATGGAGTTACGGGTACAGCATTTGAAGTTGCAAGTAATGGAGATTATTTAAGAGGTAAATTCAGACAAATGCAGACCCATTTTATAATGTGGTTAGGTGGGCTAGATTCAGGGAACAGAATAAGATTAGCAAGAAATATAACAAAAGGAGAAGAAAATGAATAAAGCATTATTTGATTGGCTAGATAAAGTAGAAGGCAAGAAATATTCAACGTATAAACTGATAAAGAAATTAAGGAAAGAGGAGAAGAAAAGATGAAAGATTATAAAATTATAGAAGGTTTTATAGAATGGTTTATAAAAGAACAGAATGATGATTGTTGTCAAAAAGATATTATGCTCGATTCATTAGTAAGATATTTAGAAGAGGAGAAGAAAAAATGAAAATGGAAGATTATTACACAAAAGATGAGATTGACTACATGTGCATATGTTGCGGTTTAAATCCAAGAAACATAAACGATAGCATAAAGGATATGTGCATAGAGAAATTTGAGCAGATGATATTGGATAAAATAAACGAAGCTGAAGCAAGGAGGTCGTAATGGAATATTACAAAGACATAAATAACATTGTCAATGATATGCTGACAATAGGAAACGAAACAGAGAAAAGGGAGAAAGAACTCATGGAAGAAGAAAAACAAACAAGCAAAAGAATCATAATACCCATTACAGAACATGATTTAGAAATATTTAAAGAAATTGTTGATGGAACAACAACGCATGTTGACTGGGCTTTTGTTACACAAAACACTAATTGCGAAGAACTTATTAATGTTAAATTTACAAAAGACACGGAGGAGGAATAATGTATCAACAAAGCGAAATGAGAGACTGGGAAGATTTATTCTATCTGTTGCAATGTTTAAATCCAGAATCAGACAAACCATCACCACATTGTTTAGATGAACCAGAAGATACAGCAAGATGGGAAGATATTTGCTATCTTATGGACAGATTAAAACCAAAGGAGGAAGATGATGTTAGATAATGATGGTAAATATTATTGTGAAGAAGAAGGTTGTGGTAGAGAACTTTGTGGCGATATGGTAGGTAGTTGGTTTTGGCAGTTATGTACATTTTGCTTTGAAGAAAAGGAGGAGGGATAATGGGAATGAAAGACAAAGCAATGGAATTTCTTGAAAATGGTGGATATAATCTGGAATATGATGAATGGAATTTACCACGAGTAGAGGATATGGAAGCAGTAATAGATGAAGGAATACCAGTATGGGAGTATTTTGGAAAAACAGAAAGAGAATACTATGGAGGCGAACAATGGTAGAAGGTATTTTAGGTGTTATATTTGTTCTATACGTAGTATTTACAATATTAAAATCAATAATAACAAAAGGAGAGTAAAATGAAAAAGACAAACGCAGTATGGTATGTAGTAATTGCATTAACAATATGGTGTACATGGAACTCAGTTGGTAAGAACAACTTGGTTACAGCATTATCATATGTTGAAGCACAACAGGAAATAATGGTAAGAGAAACGGCTTACATGACAGATAGGTTATATGCACTTGAAAATGCAGAACCTGAAGTAATTGTTAAGGAAGTCATTAAAGAAGTAGAGGTTCCTGTTGAAGTAATAAAAGAGGTAGAGGTCATCAAAGAAGTGATGGTGAAAGATACCACTGGAGGACAGGAAGATGTCCAATAAACAGGCAATGTGGTCTGTTATGGCTATGTTGACAATATGGTGTGTATGGAACACAGCAAAAATCAACAATGTCAAGACTGATTACGAGAACATGAATAGTATAGTCAATAATTTGGCTGAAGAATATCAGGAAGAAGAGAAGCAAGTATCTACTGAATATGAAGATATTTATTTTTCTCAAGTATTTGCTGAACAAAGAGCTTTATATGGCGGTGGTCATGTGTTTGAATGGAATGGTAATACATATACGACCGATTATAAAGAAGAAGAAACAGCAAGTGCTAATGGTTGGGTATTAAATTCAGATGATTATGATGACTATTGCAAATCAAATTATCATGACTCATGCGGAGTGTGTGATGGTAATGGAGCAACTAAATGGTTTGCAGATAGAGATGGAGATGGATTGGGAGATTCAACAACTTTTATCAAAAGCTGTGATGAACCCGTAGCAAGTAGATAACAATAACATAGAGAGTC